TGGTGAGGACAGCATGAGCTCCGTACCCAAGTGGGGCGACGTCGGCAAGTGGGGCGAGGCGATTGGCAACATCGTTCCCTCCGACCTGCCCATCGCGCCGGTTCCGACCAAGGTCGCCGCCGAGGAGCAGTTCGAGATCACCGCAATCGGGTTCCCGCCTGATCTGCTGACGATGGGCGTCAGAGTGATCGGAGCTCACGGAGCTATCGTGATGCCCCGCCAGACGGCTGGTATTCAGCAGAGCACGTCGGGTTCGGGGACATACGTCTACCAGCTCGTAGCTCCGTCGCTGCCAGGCCAGTACCTGATCGTCTGGGATACCGGGCAGCTCACACCCAAGAATGTAGCGATCGAGGCTCTGGACGTCAACTACGACATCACCGCCGGAGAGTCCTTCACCGCATTCGTCGACTGGGAGACGGAGGCAAGCCTCGGAGCTCTGATCGCGGTCGGGCGCAGGATGCTCACCGAGCGCATCGCAAACGCTATCGAGATCGTTCCGGGCGCTGGCGTCTACGCTCTTGATCTCGTTGCGCCCTCTGAGGGTGGAAGCTACGTCGTACTCTGGGACGACGGTGATCGGCTCGCTGCAGCAAGGATCGAGGTCTTCAAGGGATGGGTCTGGCAGCCAACTGTCTCTGACGTTGCAGCGCTGCTTCGAGCGCGCACCAAGCAGATCGGGACAGCACAGGAGCTGGGGACCTTCACCGCCGAGACTCGCCCCACCGGGCAACAGGTCCAGACGCTGATTCGTAAGGCGACTGGGGATCTGGCCATGGTGATCGGCGATGAGGTCCCCGGCGTCATCATGCGCGAGGCCAATGAAACAGCGGCTCTGAAGGCAGCGATGATGGTCGAGCTCAGCTACTTCCCAGAGCAGGTGGCTACGAATCGCTCGCCCTACGCGCAGTACAAGGAGCTCTACGACGACGCGGTAGGTTCGCCGCAGTCACCGGGCAAGCTCGTGATCGCTGTCCAGGAGGCCGTCGACGGAACGGTGAGTGTTCACCGAGCCATTCCGTCCTCCAACTTCACCGGGGTCAAGAAGTATCGCTGGTAATGGCGCAGATCTTCGCCCAGCGCATTGGCTTCCAGGAAGCCGCACAGAATCTCCGAGAGCTCGGCAAGAATGCTGTAGAGGGTCTGCGCGAGCCGCTGGAGGAGATCAGTTTCGAGATGATGGAGATCGAGGAGAAAATCTTCAACTCCGGCGGACGTCGCGGCGGCGGTCAGTGGAAGCCTGTCACCTATCGTTGGGCGCGTCGGAAGGCAAAGCTGGGTGGCGATCCTCGCACCATGCATTTCCAGCGTCATCTTCGTCGTTCTCTCACCTACTCGGGTGATCCGAACATGCTGAGGAAGATTAACCCCAGAGAAGGCACGATCATCTTCGGCTCCAAGTTGCCCTACGCTCGCTCGCACCAGAAGGGTCTGCACGGCATGCCGCAGCGAGTGATCATCAAGTTCCTCAGAGGAGACCGCCAGCGGTTCGCTATGAGAGTCAACCGCTATCTCAAGAAGGAATGGAAGGGTCGGGCGAAGAAGCGCACATGACGATCTTCGGAGGAGTAGTCACTGGAACCGATGTGGAGCAGCGCGTACTCGGCACTGCACGCTATTGGTGGGAAGTCTACATGCGCAACCGCGAGCTCGAGCTGAACCTGCCCGTCGGCTCGATCGCGCGTCCAGTCACCTGGAAAACCGTCAACGACTTCAACGATCAGAACCCCGAGGACCAACCTCCGCTTATAGCCATCATAAGCGACGGTCTGGTAGGTCAGCCAGTCCAGCAAGGTGATGGAACAATGTATGCAACCTGGCGAGTCGGCATGGGATTCGTGGTAGAGGCCGCACTGCCCCAGGATGCGCAGGACATCGTAAAGAACATCTACATGCCGACCATGCGACTGATCATGCTTCAGAAGCAGAGCCTCAAGAAGTGGGGCGATCCGAACGCAGTAGGCTTCGGGATGGGGAATGTTTGGTTCGATGAGAACTACGATGACATCTACCCTGAGGCGGAGCGGACGATCTTCAGCGGTACTCAGGAATACCACGTCACGGTGCACGATGTCGTGAACAGGTATGGTGGGCCTAACGCACCCGCCGACGTCGAAGATCAACCCGGTAGCTCGTGGCCTACCATCAATCTACCGGAGTCAACAATCTCGGTCGTCGCGAGGGAGGAGGAGTAGTGGAATACAGAAACGTCGGAGCGCATGCCGAGGACCTCGACGACGGTCGTGTCGTGGGCGTCGGTGAAGCCGTCGAGCTCAGCAAGGACGATCTCAAGTCGCTCCACAACAAGCGCCTGATCGACGAAGAGGTCTTCGTCAAGACGGGTACAGAGAAGGAAGGAGGGGACAAGTGATCGGTGCAGCACTCTTCGCCGGTTTGCTCATCGCCTCGGCCATCTCCTCGTTCCGGCCTGCGACCCGCGTGCGGACGCAGACTTCGCCGCCGCCTCGCTCGGCACCGACGGACACGGGGATCTGGTTCGTGGTGGGCCAGACCGAGCAGGGTCCGACTGATCCACAGCTGATCCAGTCGCTAGCCGACTATCAGCGAGTGTACGGGGCGAGAGTTTCGTACGGCTTCCTGTACGACGCTCTCGAGGAATACTTCCACGAGGGAGGCTCGAGTGCATTCATCAGCCGGGTGGTCGGCCCGAATGCAGTCATCGCGTTCAAGAACCTGCTCGACGCCGGGGCAGGAGTCTCGCTCAAGGCAAGTGCGATCGGACCTGGAGCTGCAGGGAACAACCTGAAGGTCGCAGTGCTCGCTGGTCTGATCAGCGGCTTCCGTATCCAGGTCAGTGACGCGAGCAACGTAGTGCTCGAGACCAGTCCGGACCTCGCTGATCAGCAGTCCGCGATCTCCTGGTCACAGTTCTCGAGCTACATCCGTCTGACGCTCGGAGCGACTGCGCTCGTTCCGGCGGTGGCAGCGGCTGCGGCACTCGCGACAGGAACTGACGACCGATCGAACATCACCGACAACGAGTGGGTCGCGGCGCTGAATCGTTTCGGCATCGATCTCGGCCCAGGGCAGGTCTCGGCTCCAGGTCGTACAACCGACGCCGGGCACGTCCAGCTCACTGCCCACGCGGCAGCGAAGAACAGAGTGGCGCTGCTCGATCTCCCGGACACAGCGACTGCAGCAACGCTCGAGGCTTCGGCGCTGGCTGCTCGCTCGAATGGCGACTACGGCGGAAGCTTCTCGCCGTGGATCAACATTCCGGGTCTGACCTCTGGGACGCTTCGCCCGGTTCCTCCCTCGGCACTCGTAGCTGGGGCAATCGCGCGGACCGACCTCGGCGGTAATCCGAACGTTCCAGCAGCAGGAGAGCAGGGAGAGTCTCAGTACGCGCTCGGAGTTACCCAGCCTGCCTGGGACGACGCGACCAGGGATGCTCTCAACTCCGCAGGCGTCAACGTCATCCGCACGGTGTACGGTGGCGTCCGCATCTACGGATGGCGCACTCTGGTCGATGCAGTGGCCACTCCGGCCTGGATCAGCCTGGGCAACGCTCGCCTGAGGATGGCGATTCAGGCACAGGCGCTCGAGATCCTCGAGACCTTCCTGTTCAAGCAGATCGACGGACGCGGCTACAGCCAGGCCGATCTGAAGGCTGCACTCGACGGCATGATGCAGAGCTTCTTCAACAGCGGGGCACTCTGGGGTCCGAGCCCAGCCGATGCATGGCGTAGCGATGTCGGCAACCAGGTCAACACTCCAACAACCCTCGCCAACCGCGAACTTCACGCGATCATCTCCTACAGGGACTCGCCGTTCGCCGAGTTCGTGGATCTCGTCCTTGTCAAGCGCGCGATCACGGAGGCGGTGGCATGACCGGCCCGACTCGGAGAGACACCCAGCGCGTCACGCTCCAGATCCGGAATCCGGATGCACCGAACAACCTGATCGACTTCGGTGTGTGGGACAAGAAGAGCGGTGGCGCGGTGGACACCGACATCTACAAGTACAAGCCGGGTGGGATGGGCAAGCAGGTCTCGCTCGGAGGTAGCCCGACCATCGAGGATGTGACCGTCTCGAGGCTCTACCGCCACGAGCGCGATCACAGCGAGATCGGTCGGTTGTTCGACTGGGCAGGACGTGCTCGCTGCACCGTCTCCCAGCACATCCTCGATCTCGACGGGAACGTCTACGGAGCACCGATCGTGTGGGTCGGCCTGCTCAAGACGACGACCCCGCCTGATCACGATTCGGAGTCAACTGACCCGGCAATGGTCGAGCTCGTCATTTCGCCGGACGGTCCTCCAACCTCGCACTAATCAATCGCCGATCGTAAGGGAGGGAGCATGGAAGAACACGACGAACAGCTCGAGGGGCTTGTGCAGCCCGAACCGCCGGAGCTGGATGAAGAGGAAGCCAAGACACTCTTCGACCAGCTGCGAGCAAGGCGTCGTGAGATCCAGGAGAACCGCCAGACCTACGTCTCGATTCCGGGGTACGAAGAGATCGGTCTCTGCGCTCAGTACCACCTTCTCGATGGAAAGATCCAGGAGCGCATCGTCGAGAAGGTCAAGCGTCAGACCAAGGACAGAGTGGACCGTGGCCTGTTCGTGGCAGTCGACACCATGATCCAGGCGTGCGACGGTTTGTTCTTGGAGCGCGATGGGCAATACATCCCCTTCGACCCGGATCGGAGGGGATTCGCCTTTAAGTACGAGAAGGCTCTCGCCGACTTTCTCGAGTACGAGGCAGACACCGCCCGTAGGGTCGTGTTCGGTCTCTTCGGGAACAACGACTCCATGATCGCCGCACACGTGATGAAGCTGAACCGCTGGTTCCAGAACACCACGCGTGACGCTGACGAGGAGTTCGCTGGCGACCCTTTCTCCTAGGGGACGAGGTCGACGTGGCGGCTGGCATCGCTATCGCAGGGATGGACCCGATGGAGTTCCTCACCACAGAGGATCCCTTCAAGGTCCTGATGATGCAGGCGGTCGCCAGCCGCACGCACGAGCTCCAGAGGAAGTTGGATGAGAGCCGTGCACGCTTGATCGCTAATGCTGTCGGGAAGCTGTTTGGAGACTAGATGTCTGCTGACGAGTGGGTAGGAATCCGCATCTTCATGAAGGATCGCCGTCGCTTCCAGTCGGAGGCGAATGCGGCCGCGGGTTCTGTCGAAGCACTCGAGCAGCGGATGAAGCGTCTGAGCGCTGCCACCGCCGAGCAGAATAAGCGGTCGTGGCTGATGAACCAGGCTCTGTTCACGATGCGTCGTCTCGCCTATGGTGCCACACTAGCATTCGCTGGCCTGGCCATAGGCGTGGCGACCATCGGTTTCAAGTTCGACTCACTGATGGATAAGAGCCGTATCGCCTTTAAGACTCTACTTGGATCAGCGAGCGCTGCGAACAAGGAACTTAGCTTCCTGTTCAACCTGGCTGCCAAGACCCCATTCACCTTCGAGAGTGTTCAGCAGGCAGCCAAGCAGTTCCTCGCCTGGGGCTTCTCGCTCAAGCAGACCAACCGCTACCTCGCAGTAACCTCCAACTTGATCTCGGCCATGGGCGGCGACACTCAGCTGATCGATCGCATCGTGCTCGCGCTTGGCCAGATCCACACAGCAGGAGTGCTGCGCGGCCAGGAGATTCGCCAGTTGACAGAGGCTGGCGTTCCAGTGTTCCGCTATCTCAACCAGCAGCTCGGGATCACCCAGCGACAGTTCTCGCGCATCGGGTCACTTGGACTCAGAGGCGACGTGGCCATCGAGGCCATCATGAAGGGGATCAACACCGACCCTCGC